CCCACATTGCTGCCTCCTCTACAGCAGTCATTGCGAGAGCTTTAAGACGGGCGACTTCACCTGGATCGGCGTTTTCATTATGAATACCATCGATATCCATAATGAGGCTGGCCGATTTTCCTTTGATGAAGTCAACGGCGCTATCGCCCGACGGATTAAAGCTAATTCCTACGCGATACTCTCCTTTATTCATGCTTTACTCCTCTGTTTTGACAGGATTCCGACTCCTGGATGCTTTTTCTTTTTGTGGTAAGGAAGCTTGCCCCCCTCGTCATGTTCAGTAAATTTCTTCGCGACCCCTTTAGATATTCCAGTGCGCTTCCGGACCTCTGGATCGTTTTCGGCGGCGTAAAATAGATTCCGTTGCGCCTGTGACTTAAATGGCATCCCATCCTCCAACTACTCTAGAATCTCCGCGAATTACAACGACATCTTCAGGTTCATCGGAAGCCATCATCCAAATTTCGGCCTCCGCTGACAAATTCTCGACGCCGAACCTAATCCGCCAGCCATCGTAGTGCCTGTCGCTGGGAACGTGTATCAAAAAATAAACTTCGTTATCAGGCTTTGGTTGCTCCCCGCCAACCACCACTTTAAACTTCGACCCGAACTCCACCCCAACATAGCAATTTATATTACCGTTGGATACATTTACGTATTCCTTGATTCCGACTTCAACAAGATTCGTAGACGTAGCCATATCTACCTCCGAAAAGGGGTGGTGGGACTGGACGGAACCACCACCCAATTGCCGTACGGCGAGGAGTTAGTTAAGTGATCACGGCACCCTGTTTGATGCCGTTGAACAGGATGTGACCGAGCGGGTTGCGCATCTCTACGCCCCATTCCGCCAGAATCATGCGGGTTTCCGCATCACCGATCTTCGCGATCTGGTACGTCCGGAAGTTCCGGAAATATCCCAGAGCGACGAAATCAGGATCAAGGAGGAGCCCAACGTCAGTCGGAATCCACAGGGACGGCATTACCTTCACACGACCAAAATCGGTGGCAATAATGTCGACCGTCTCGACCACTTCCGTCTTGCCCACTAGAACCTGCGTGGTTGCACGGCCCTTAAACGTGGAGACAGTACGCTTGATAGCGGGCGGAACCACCCACGTATCCGGTCGAGCACCGTTGCCATAGGCGCGTTCCATCGCGTCACCAAGCATCACCTCGGTGAGAGCAACTTGAGAACCCGCGATGACAGCGGCGAACGCGCCGGTTGCAGTAACCGGAAGGCCAGCCGTTACTCCAATAACGGCATCACCTGCGACTGCGTTACGGTCAACTGCACGAGCAATCCAATGGGAGATCGCTTCAGTCTTGCGAGGAGTGGTATCGTCACCATCGACGCGGGCCTGTCTGCCCGACATGATGGTTTCGATGTCCGACTTAAGCACCTTCGACTTCATAGCCATCTGGTGGCCCATTTCGGAACCCTTGCCAGCCGCGTCCGAAGCTTCCTGCGAACCAGAGACAGTCGCATCGCGCGACGAAATCTGGCACACATTCGTCAGTCGGACAGTCGCCTGACCACCTGCTCTGGTCAACTCGAAACCCTCGAGTTGGGCATTATTCGGATCGACGTTCGGCAGATTTTCGGTCTGCCAATCGAATGTACGAGCCTTTACGTTACGGCGGCGAGCCAGTGACATGATAGGCGTGTCGAACGGATCAATATTGTAGATCGCATTCGACAAGTCTTCACGATTGCCCGTCGCGTTGTAGGTAGTAAAGGCGCCTGCTACTTTATTAGCCATTGCTTTTACCTTTGGCGCAAGATTTGATCGAAGACTGGAGCGGCATCTTCTATCGTTCCAGTCCGGGCGAGTTTATTCATCGCGTCAGCTATGCCTTTGCGACCAGTTCCGTTCACTGAACGTTTTCCCGGTCCGGGCGGTACTGGCTTAATGCCCATCTGTTTAGGCTTGGGCGTTGTCGCAGTAATGCGATCATACTTGGAAGCTTTCAAAAGGACCTGAAGCATGCGACTATCGAAGACGCCGTTCAACTCCTCCTCTGTAAAGCCCTCCGTTAGCGCCGTCCGGCGCATTGCTTGGAGATCCTTTGTCTTTCGACTCGGGTCTACTCCCCAATTCTTAGAATTGATACGATTGAATCGAATCTCCTCTTGCTGCGCGTAAACCTTCAGCTGCTCGGCGTTGTGCGCCTCCTGCTTCTGGTTTATCTCTTCGCGCTGCGTCTGAAGCTTAGTCTTAAACTCAGCAACTTGAGCGTAATATTTCTGCAAGTTGCGAGCTTTCTGCGGGTCCGCCGCAAATTCCTTATCCCAATCTGGCTCAGGTGGGACAAGTTCCTTCAACTGGCCTTCCATCACGTCGATGAGCTGTCGAGCATACTGGTAATTTTGAACAACATCGGCGGCGGCTGCTTGAACAACTTTTTGAGACTCTGACATCTCCGAAAGGCGGCGGTGGAATGTTTCCGTACGAATATAACCTTCGAGGGCCTCTTTGAGCGGGACGGTGGCTTCCTCACCGTCGACCATTACCTTTACTTTGGTTTCGAGATCAAGCTCGCCAGCATCTATACCTTCTTCTTCAGCTTCGCCAGCATCTTCTTCAGAATCTTCCTCCTCATCAGGCTCCTCAGCATCAGGAGCATCTTTGCGTTTTCCCTTATTATCCTTGGCGTAGATAGCTTCTTCTGGGTCCGGTAAATCATCACCGCCACCCTTCTCAGGGGACTCGTCGTCTACCTCAGTCTTCCCAAGGTTTTCGAACATCCGATCGGTAGGCTTATTCTTCGAAGTATCCTCCGGGGGCGCTGGTGGGTTGCCGCGCTGATCAGCCGAAATAGCTGCGTCGAAAGCCTGAGCGGCCGTTTCCATGTCATCATCAGGTGCCATGTTGCGTCTTCCTGTAATACTGATCCATCTTTTGGTCCGCTATGATGCTTCTAAAACTTGTCTCGAACATGTCGACAGTCTTGAGCATCGCATGTGCTTCATTAGCATCGTCCGAACCCACTTTACATTCCCGCAGGCGATTGACACACCAATTCCGCTGTACCTCCAATACCTCCTTAAACAGGGGACTATTGAGGATATTATTCGCCTCGGCGGCGCGTTCATCAAGCTGGTGTTGGTCCTTCATTCGCCTGATTTTCTGCCATTATGGCCTGTTCATTTACATCGACTGCGAATTGAGCCTCTATCTTAGCGGCATCGAGCAAGCTTGTAACCATTAGCTGATCGCGGCGGAAGTCATCGTCCACCTTGAGCTTAGTACCGTCTGCGACTTGCTTCGCCTGCTCCTTGATCATCTCGACGCGGCGCTTCTCCATCTCGGCCTGTGCAAGCACCAAAGCCGGATCAGGATCTTTCGGCGCGTTCATGATCTGTTCCATCACCTCTGGCGGAATGTTCTTGAAGTATCGCTGCGTATTCTTGACGTTCGCGATCGCCATCATGTCGGTGACGGTGTTGATAAACTCCTGCGGCCCAACCACTGGATTATTGATCCCGAACTTCTCGAGAATGATCAGCTGGGTCTGCTTAACCTCTTGCAGCGCCATCAATCGAGAAACGTCCGACCCCTTACCGAGCGTCGGGTTTACCGTAATGCGCATCGACGGGTCGTAAGTGCTCGGTTGGACCTCCGTCCATTTACCGCGTAGCTGAACGGTGCGCTGCTGATTCGGGTGAGCTGTAATTTCGCGCAGAATACCCTTAAATATATCCTTCAGCCAGGTTTCGGCCATGAGTCGAGCAATAAGCTCAATTCGCTCTTGAGCGCCGGAGATAATGGCCTCGACTCCGGTAATGGCGGTGCTTTGGAGAGCCTTCGGATCGATGCCTTTAGACGCGTCCGATATGCCGGTACGAACTTGCCGGAGCCGCTCCATAGTGTCGAACATCTGAAAGACCGGCTGGCCCACAAATTGGTGGGCGATTGACATAAGCGTTTCCTGAGGAATGCCTCTCGTACGAATCGCTGCCCCGATCTCTTCGTTAAGAACGTCGTCGACATTAACTAACAGCTCATTGAAAACTGTTCGCGGCCAGATTGATTGAGCCAGTGAATCCAACGAGCCGCGAAGCATATTCGTCTTGATTCGCTGGATATCCGTAACCAGATCAGCGGGGCAATCTCCTATCAACGTGTGTGGTTTCGGATCGGGGCAACCGACAGCAAAGTTCGCCCATTGAACAGGCTCGTCCGCGATGATCGTATTGTTATTGCCAATCGTGCAAATTTTCCGCAGCTCTTCGAGTCCGTCCCCGTCTTTGTCGATACGAACGTAATACTCTCCGTATTCGATCTCAAATGCTTCAAGAGGGCTGTTCTCATCCAGTCCGACATTTCGGAATATCCGGTCTGGAGAATATGGTTGAGTTGCCCCCGTGAACTGACTGAGTACGGTTTCATCATAACCAGCAGCCACCAGTTCACCGATCCGCTTGATAGTAGTAAACCCTATCAAGGACGCATCGTCCACGCTTCGCGCGTCACGCGCCACTCGGAACTCATCGAGCGGAATGCCGATAATCTTAATGATCGGCTTATCTACCGTCCATTTAAGTGAAACCGATGAGAGCATATCCGGTTGAGTTTCGTCGGACTGCGTGTCAAGCACCTCGATCGATTCGTTCTCTTGGATAAGAACCTGGAGCTGCTCTTGGGTAATATTTTCAAATTCCTGAGTAACCACCTCTTTCGTGGTATCGCTGTACCAATGCGTTACGCAGGTTTTCGTCGAAAGGGCGTCCTTAAATGCGTCGTGGAGAATCAAGAATCCCGGATTGTCCTCCCAGAACACATAATCTATATAATCGGTAGCCTGCTTG